CATCAGCCACTCGTCCGTGGGGCTGCCGTAGTCGGTCACAACCTCGACTTCGTACATGCGGCTGGGGTCCATACTGCGGACGACCTCGCCGTAAGCGCCGGAGGTGTAGGATGTGCCGCCGCCCGACGGGGTAATCTTGATGAACGAATCTTTCGTCAGGCCGCTGGCGACGTGACTGTTGTCGAGGATGCACTTCACGCGGTCGGACGCATAGGTTTTAACTTTCGTCTTATTCATTGCTCACATCTCCTTTACGAAGCCAGCGTGCCGCGTACCGCGACATTGTGGATAGCGCCAGCCAAACGAGCCTCAAAGGTGCAGTTCTCCAACACGCGCTGGTGACGCTTCGCTTCTTCCAGCGAAGAACCGCGCGGCACGGCGGTGGTATAGCCCGGGATAGTCACATCACCCTGCACCTCGTCATCGGCAATGCCACCAGCGGAGCGGCCCTCCTCCAGCGCAGAAATCATGCAGGACTGAATCATCGAAATGCCGGTGTCGGTGAACGGCACCTTGTCCATTTTGATGAACAGTTCTGCGACCTTGCGCTGGATGCGGTCAACGAGCCAATCCTTGAACAGCACCACATCAGCCCACTCGCCGCTGCACGTCTTGCCGCCGTAGGTGACGTTGTTGCCGTACAGGTTGACATAGCAGGCGGTGTTGATTTTGTCCATAGCCATGATTTCGCTCTGCGTGAGCGACTGGCTCGCCAGCCCGGGGATGTTCTGATACTGGAACGTGGCAGAACCCGGGTCAAGCGCGAGGACGGCAGAGGCTTCGCCCACATTGGCGTAGTCGGTGTCCTGCGTCTGATGGAACACGCGGGTACGTTCCGGGTCGCCGGAAATCACCTTGTCACCAATGGCCGTAGTGCCGACAAAAAGCATCGTGCCAAGGGTAACGGCTTCGTTGGCTTCCGAGAGCGCCTGCAAATCGGAGTTGGAAATGCCCACCGGGCAGATGCCCCAAAAGTCGTTGGTGTAATCCAGCGCGCGCTGGAGCGTTTCAGAGATTTTCTCCACGCCGGAACTGGTGTTCTGCTGGACGGCGACGTAGACGATGTCCGGCAGCTTGTTTGCTTTCAGCACCATCTGCATCGCGCCGTACACGGGGTCGGCATCGGTAAAGCCTGCCGTTTCCAGTTCTTCCAGTGCGGTCAGGGCGGAATATGCACCGACCGGGGGCGTACTGGCGCTGCCGGGAGTTTTCGGTGCAGGGCAGATAATCAGCATGTGGCCGAACCGCGTTGCAGACGCGACGGTCTTGGAAACGCTGATCTGAACATCAACGATGTTTTCGACATTCAAAGAATTCAAAACTCTCACTCCTTATATTCGATTTTTGCACCGGTAAAATACCCGGCTTCTTCTTGTGCAAGGCCCGCGTCAGCACCGCTATCCGTCTGCGTGTACGGAGTTCCGGGGCTGCGTATCAAGGCCATATCTTCCAAGGTCTGATAAAAGCTGACTGTGAGCATCTGCTGGGCGCGGAACGGAACAGACACACCGTTCCGCAGATTTACGATAGGCAGACAATCTCCGCTCGTGGAAACGTCGATGTCGTTGTCGTACATGAAATCCCCTGCATACTCGCTGTTGAGGAACAAGCCAAGCTGCATGAGGTCTGCCACCGCTGTGTTGAGCGGCTGCATTCCGTCCCCCTGCGGTGTGCCGAGGGTCACCAATTCCACCGTGCAAGTAAACTGCATAAGGAACGTGTGAACCTCTTTGCCGTCCACGACGTTGAGGAACGCAGACTGGCCCGGGGCCTTTGTCGCAGCCCCAAACGAAACAACGACATACGGAACACTCGGCATCGGTGCGTTCTGCCCGCCAACGACTACTGCTGCTTTGCTGTACACCAGCGAGAGAAGCTCTATGACGGCCTTTTGCGCTTCAAGTGTATTCATGTTTACCTCTGCATTTCTGTCTCAGGAACGGCGGAGAAGCTGGCTTGCCAGTGCGCAAGAATCGTGTTTCTCCACTTTTGGCAGGACGTGCAGGTATACCACACGCCATCCACGAGAATCAAATCGGCCTTTGTGCCTTTCTGCTGGTCGTCAATACGAAGTTCCGAATCGCAGTAGACCGTCAGCTTTTTGTAAGCGCGGCGGCCCTCTGCCGTAACTTCCACGTCATCACCAGCTGGCTGGACATCCAGCTTGATTTCCGATTCTGTGTAGCTGCTCTTGGCGTACCCGCCGACAAACTCCTGCTTGGCGTACCGCCGCAGCTTATATTTTCTCTTGAAAATATCCACTATTCGTCAGCCTCCTTGATGAAGAAATGAACCGACTGGCGCATATGGCTGCTGTCAATCAGCGGCTTTGACGAGCCTTTCTTGCGGATGGTGGACGGTGCGTTCGGCTCAAACTCACCGTCGCGGATCTCATTCTGCGTTACGCCTACCAGCATATCGCCTATCGAGGACAACGCCTGTTGGGCGCTCATTTGCCCGGAGCCGACAGCTTTTGCCGCAGCACCGCAGGCTTGCGTTATCTCGTCCACATGGTTCTCTACGGATTGCCGCATAAAAGGACGGCTCGGCGAATGAACCGAACCGTCCTCATTCAGTGTACCGAACTCGTTACAAAAAGCGACTTCCACAAGCGGTGTTCCATCCTCATAATCATCTTTGCCTACTTGGAATCCGACGCAGACTTTTTTATCTGCCAACTCCTGCAACTGGGCAAAATACGCTCGCGCTTCGGGCGTGAGGTTTACCCCAACTGTGATGTTGTTTGCCATTGGTCGCCTTTCCTTTCATCAGTGCCGAATCATAATCGGCGTGATAGCAAGGTTTCTGAGAGCCAAAAACTGAGCGCCATAAGAGGTAAGCAAATACTCTGCGTCAGTGTTCGCCCCGCCGGAGGATGCTGTGGTAGAGCCGAACGAAATACTCTCGCCGCCCTCTGTCACGCTGGCAAGTCGGCCGGTCTGCGCAAGAGAACCAAGGCTTGTATCGCCATACCCTGCCATCTTCATCCTGTGGGCGGTGAGGTACGCCATCGCTTGGATGTAATACTCACCGAACCGCTCGGCGCTCACGAGGGGCGCAGACAGCTTGATAAACTTTCCGACGAATTCATCGGTGCATTTCTCGTCCTCGGAAAACTCCGGGGCGATCAGACGTATGGTTTCCAAAATCTCGGCTTGCTGTACCTCGGTCATCGTTAGTCCTCCGTGGCCGCAGCCTTTTTGCCTTTCTTGGCAGGAACAGCAGACGGGGCCACATTTACCACGTTCACCGTGGTTGCTGCGCTTTCAGCCGCAGGGGCAGCGTCTTTCTTCTGCGCTTCTTCGGCAGCCTTGACGGCGGCGGCCAGGGCTTCCTCCTGCCGCTTTGCCGCCTTGGCAGCTTCGGCATCTGCCTGCACCTTGACATCCTCGGTGTCAAAAGCCAACTCACCGTTGCGAACCATGTCCGCAATGATAGGGTTGTTGCCGAAAGACACGGGCAGTTCACCGCTCCCGTCGGGCAGCAGGGTCAAGGAACCGATACCGACAACCTTGCCGGTCTTGTTGATGATTTTCATGGCGCTTCTCCTCTCTTATACGCCCTTGGCGATCAGCATGGACAGCGGGAAGTAAATCATGATACCGCCGGTGCGGGCTTCGCAGGGAACGGTAATTTCCAGATTCTTCGGCTGAACCGGGTACTGGTAGAACATCAAGGGCTGCTCGAACGTGAACTTGTCCGGGTCTTTCTTGAACATGAACGCGCAGTTGACATCGTAGGGGTTGATGTCGCTGTCAGCGGCCAGTTCGGACGCGGGAACGATGCGCTTCAGATACGGAGCGTTCTCCATGATGAACTTGGCCACCGTGTAGCCGGTGTTCGGAATCTGGCGGGTGCTGATGTCGATAAA